GATCTTCTCCTATTACCTAGGTTCATTTTTACCTTCTTTAGAGAGCCGTATTTTGCACCTCTGTCTGGTAAAACAAGTTCCTATGAAACATTAGCGACTTGCCCATTGCTGCAACAAGCCGCCTCGTTCACGGCACTTTCTTGTATATAATAGCACTTCTTAAGTTACTAATATACTTTTTGGCATTTCCTTAAAATGATATAGCCAATATCAAGTAACGAATAATCATCGTTTAATTTGTCGTTTTAACCCTCCACGGCAACAGGTCCATTAGTTTATTTTAAATTTTGAGTAATGTGTGTTAAAGTTTAACAAATAATGTAGTATCAATACATTAAACAACTATAAATAATAACAATGCCATAGCTCTTGTCATTAATATAGATAACTTTGGTTCCTACCTCCTTCCGGCTATTTAATTTCCACGGATATTAAAAGCTACATCACCATAAGTTACTACTCTATTTTAATTAACTTGGCCCAACTTCATATTTGGTTTCAAGTGGGCACCCAAAAAATCGTAGGTGCCCTCGCCGCTTTCGTCCGATATGCCTTTGAGAACAAACTTATTGATCCCTGCATCATCGCCGACTTTTACCGTTGTATCATAAAAATATGGTTCAATCATATCATTTCGTTCTATCTTATAATTATTTTTATAATACATTTCTCTATAAAATTTCCTTTAATCGTTGGTCTTGGAATTTTATATATTTTAACTAAGAAAGTAGGAATAATCATCTACTGGCATCTTAATTTTGACCGTCTTATAAAAAAGTTTACACAAATCTCTGACATACGAAAGACTAACGCATGACATAACAAAGGAATAGAATCCGGCAATATTTAAAGTAGTTGCGTCCTTAATCCTTGACGCAGTAAACTTCTACTTATGGGCTATTCTACTGATCTATCTCCACATTTTTGCACCACTCTTCACATGTACACCTATTTTAGAAAGAAAATCTATACGGTTACCTAAAAAATTTAATTTTCTTGTACACTGTCCGAGTCCCAATACTCCTATCTAAATTGGACTAAAGTACTCAAAAATGTGCTGCTTGAGTAGCAAGCTATCAGCCTCTAAGAGTATACAATAAAAGTCATCTCCACCAACGAAAAATGAATAATGAACTATACCTAACTCAGAGAATATAAATTAATAATACATAATAACCCTTAATGTATTACCAAAAGTGGTCCTAGTTGGGTGTCCTGATGTGACAGTACCAAAAATTTAGCATTTAAAAAATGTAACAAACTTCTTCCCAATAGAAGTCTTATATGCTAGTTTCGAAATAACTCCAGTTATGCTATAGAACACAGAATCATACATTCTTTAAGGTAAT